GTCTTCTCAACCCCGCGCCCAGCTTTTATTTTTCTCCCCCCGGGCCAATGACGCCGGATGATCATGGAAGGGGGCGTCATGGGCCCCGTCGAGGAAGCCGTGCGCAGTGACGTCGAGCAGCTCGGCGACCTGGTCGGCGTCGAGCCGTCCCTGTCTGAGATGGCCTACACGCTGGCCCGGTCCATCGACACCGCGGCGACCGGTGAGTGCCAGACCTGCGGGGAGGCCGTGGCCGGCGGTGACGACGGGCGGACCCTGCCCCAGTTGAACCGCGAGCTCCGGCAGACGCTCGCCCAGCTGCTGGAGGGGCGGGCCGCTGACGATGACGACGACCTCGGAGACCTGGGCTCCCCCGACTGAGTTTGCCGAGGATCTGTTCGAGCGGTACGGCCTGACCTGCCCTCCCCGGTGGGGGACGCCGCGGCATCCTGACCGGCCGTCGCTCGGGCCGAAGCTGTGGAAGGTCATGGCCAAGCTCGGCGCCCCGCCGATGCCGTGGCAGAAGTACGTGTCCGACGTCGCCCTGGAGATCGACCCAGAGACCGGGCTGTTCGCGCACCGCGAGGTCGGCCTGTCGGTGTCCCGGCAGCAGGGCAAGACTGAACTGTGCCTGGGCGCCCAGGTGCACCGTGCGCTGGCGTGGCCGCGGCAGAACATCGTCTACGCGGCGCAGACCCGGGGCATGGCCCGGCAGCGGTGGGAAGACGAGTTCTGGGAGAAGATCTCCGGCTCGGATCTCGCGAAGCGGGCGCGCATCCGGAAGTCGAACGGCAACGAGGCGATCCTGTGGCCGTCGACCCGATCGCGGATGGGCATCACCGCGAACACAGAGAAGGCCGGCCACGGCCCGCCGCTCGACCTCGGGTTCATCGACGAGGCGTTCGCGCACGAGGACGACCGCCTGGAGCAGGCGTTCTCCCCGGCCATGCTGACCCGGGCCATGGCTCAGCTGTGGTGGGCGTCGGCCGGCGGCACCACGAAGTCGGTCTGGCTGAACAAGAAGCGGGAGATGGGCCGTGCCCTGATCGAGGCTCTGTGGGAGGCGCTCGCCCAGGACGCTGCGGCGGCCCGGCCGCGCGCGGCGTACTTCGAGTGGTACGCCCCGGAGGACATGGACCGGGCGGACCCGGCGACGTGGCGGGCCACGCTGCCCGCGTTGGGGCACACGGTGACTGAGGCGATCATCGCGGCCGAGCTGGAGAAGATGGATCCGGCCGAGTTCGACCGGGCGTACCTCAACCGCACCCGGAAGCCCACGCCGCCGAGCGACCCGAACGTGCCGAAGGCGGCATGGCCCGGGCTTGTCGACAAGACCAGCCGGCCGCAGCCGTCCAGCGTCGCCCTTGCCCTGGATGTTTCGCAGGACCGGAAGCGAGCGGCGATCGCCGCGGCCTCGCTGCGGCCGGACGGCAAGGTGCACCTGGAGGTCGTCGCCCACCGTCCTGGTACGGACTGGGTGGTGCCCGCCGTGGCGCGGCTCCACGCTCTGTGGAAGCCGGTTGCCGTCGCGGTTGCGTCCGCTGGCGCTCCGGCCGGGTCGCTGATCGACGACCTGATTGCGGCAGGCATCGACGTGCCCGAGGACAAAGAGCACCCGATGCGCGGGGACCTGGCCGTGATGCGGTCCGGGGACATCACCGAGGCGTGCGGGCAGATGGCCGACGCCATGAACCAGGGCACCGTGCAGCACCTTGACCAGACGCCGCTCACGGCCGCTGTGAACGGCGCGCGCACGCGCCGCAACGGTGACGCGTGGACTCTGGACCGCACCAGCTCGCTGGTGGACATCAGCCCGCTGTGCGCGGCGACGTTCGCCCGATGGGCGCTGCTCATCCGGGGCCCGCACGTGCTCGAGGACTACGACCCACTCGACTCGATCTACTGAAGGAGGGGGCGTAGTGCGCGAGCGGATGACGACCGCGCTCGACGCCGCCGGCCTGCTGCTCGTCGCAGGCGGAGCGGGCGCCGGCGTGTACCGGTGGCTGGGGTGGGCGGCGCTCGCCGTGAGCGGCGTTGTGGTCCTCGCCGGATCCTGGCTGGCCGCAAGCCCGGGCCGGAAGGGCGGTGAGACGTGAGTCTGTTCCGACGGCGCGACTACCCAGGGCAGACCGCCGACCAGTTGATCCCCCCGCGGCCCAGCACGGGCGGCGGGGCCGCGGTCGTAACGAACGAGACGGCGCTGAGGCACTCGGCGGTGTGGGCGTGCCTGCGGCTGCGGGCGAACCTCATCTCGACGATGCCGGTGGACCTGTACCGCAAGGTGGACGGGATCCAGGTGGAGGTGCCCAAGCCTGCCGTCCTCGTCACCCCAGGCGGCGATGAGGTCGAGATGCCCGAGTGGATGTACTCCAGCCAGTTCGACCTTGACCGGGCCGGGAATACGGTGGGGCTGATCACCGCTAAGGACGGTCTCGGGCTTCCGGCCCGTATTGAGTTGGTGCCGATCGGCGATGTCACGGTGCGGATGCGCAAGGGCAAGAAGAAGTACCGGATTGCGGGCACCGACTACGAGCCGAACGAGGTGTGGCACGAGAAGCAGTACACCGTGGCAGGTCTCCCGGTCGGCCTGTCCCCGGTGGCGTATGCGGCCTGGTCGATCAGCGAGTACCTGTCGATCCAGCAGTTCGCCATGGACTGGTTCCGCAACGGCGCCATCCCTTCCGCGCATCTGAAGAACACGGCGAAGCAGTTGACCCCGGAGCAGGCCGACGGGGCGAAGCAGCGCTTTAAGGCGGCCGTGATGAATCGGGATCTGTTCGTCACCGGCAATGACTGGGACTACGACATGATCCAGGCCGAGCAGGCGGGCGCCGACTGGATCGCCGCGAAGTCTTTCGGCATCGGCGACATCGCCCGGTTCTTCGACTGCCCTAGCGACCTCATCGATGCGGCCGTGTCCGGCAGCTCCGTGACCTACGCCAACATGACGCAAAGGAACTTGCAGTTCCTCGTCATGTCGTTGGGCCCCGCGGTGAAGCGGCGCGAGGACGCACTGAGCCGCCTGTCGTCCCGGCCCCGGTTCGTGAAGCTGAACGCGGCCGCGCTGCTGCGGATGGACCCGCAGACCCAGGCCAGTGTCATCAAGACGCGCATCGACTCGCGGACCCTGGCGCCGTCCGAGGCGCGCGCCCTGTACGACCAGGCGCCGTTCACCGAGGCGCAGATGGCGGAGTTCGACCGGCTCTTCGGCAAGGGCGTCCAGGCGCAGCCCACCACCGCGATCCCGCAAGGAGGAACCTCCTGATGACCGACATGGCGACCCTGCGGCAGCAGGCTGCCCAGGCCCGCGCCGGCGCGGCGGGCTCAACCTCAATGGCCATTCCCCGCGACCGGCCCGAAAGCCCGGAAATCCGGTTCAGCTCGCAGCTGCGCGCGAAGAAGGTCACGCGCGACGACGGCATGGACTGGTACGAGGTCGAGGGCTACGCCTCGGCGTTCGAGCAGGGCTACGAGATGTGGGACATGTTCGGGCCCTACACGGAGATCGTCTCCAAGGGGGCGGCAGACGCCACGCTGGCCACCGACCCCGAAGTGGTGTTCCGCTTCAACCACGCGGGAACGCCGATGGCCTCGACGCGCAACAACCGGCTGACGCTGTGGGCGGACGACCACGGCCTCGGCCAGCGCGCGTGGCTGAACCCCAAGCGGTCGGACGTGCAGCTGCTCGTCCAGGCCATCGAGGACGAGGACGTGCGCGAGCAGTCGTTCATGTTCCGCATCACCTCAGGCCAGTGGTCCCCGGACTACATGGAGTACCGCATCAACTCATTCGACCTCGAGCGCGGCGACGTCGGCCCCGTCACCTACGGCGCCAACCCGCACACCTCCATTGCTGCCCGCTCCGGGGAGTTCCTGGACCTGATCCCCAACCTGCCCGCGCTGGTGGCCCGTGAGGCGTACTCGCGGCTTGCCCAGCGCTCCGACCTGACCACCGTCCCCGTGCCCGTGCCGCAGATGCCGGCGCCGAAGCGCGAGGCGGCCCCGGCCGCCAGCGGGCGGTCGATTTCCATGCTCCGCACTCAGCTGCTCGTCGAGGCCGACGAGGACTGAGCACACCAGACACAGCGCGCTGTCCGGCAGATGCCCGGACGCGCAGCCCTGTGCCGCCCGGCAGATGTCCCGGGTGGGCCGTGGCCCCGCTGTTGCTGCACCCACCTTGATCCATCTGTACGGAGGGAACACACCCATGCCCGGAACCATCGACGACCTCATCGCGAGCATCGAGGTCGAGCTCGAGGCCGCCCAGAAGCGGCTGAAGAAGTGCGGCGCCGAGGTCCAGCTGATCCTGGACAAGGCGCAGCAGGACGGCCGCTCCAACCTCAGCAAGGAGGAAGACGAGCGCGTCGCCGAGCTGTTCGCGGCACGCGACCAGGCCCGCACCGACATCACCGGCATCGAGAACAAGCTCGCCACCACGAACAAGCTCAAGGTCGAGGAGCAGGAGCGGGAGGCAAAGCAGCGCGAGGTCCGCGAGACCCAGACCCGCAAGCCCTCCTACGACCAGGTCGCCCGCGTCGGTCAGGAGGAGCGCACCTACCGCAAGGACAAGGACCCTTACGGCAAGGGCTTCCTGATGGACGTCTCCCGGCAGTTCCTGTTCCAGGACGTCGAGGCCTCGCACCGCCTTTCCCAGCACATGCAGGAGGAGCGCGTCGAGCGGGCCGAGTACCTGCAGCGTGCGGTCGGCACCGGCGCGTTCGCGGGCCTGACGGTGCCGCAGTACCTGACCGAGCTGTACGCCCCGGCCACGGCCGCCCTGCGCCCGTTCGCGGACATCTGCAACCGCCACCCGCTGCCCGAGTCGGGCATGTCCGTGAACATCTCCCGCATCACCACCGCGTCCAGCGCGGCGGTGCAGGCGTCGGAGAACTCGGCGGTGTCCGAGACGAACATGGACGACACCCTGCTCACGGTGAACGTGCAGACCGCGGCCGGACAGCAGACCGTGTCCCGTCAGGCCATCGACCGGGGATCCGGCATCGAGGACGTCACGATGCAGGACCTGTTCAACCGGGTCGCGACCACGATCGACAGCACGCTGATCAACCAGGCCACCAACGGTCTGACCAACGTCGCGACGGCCACCACCTACACCGACGCCACCCCGACCGGCGCCGAGCTGTACCCGAAGGTCTTGGGCGCGGCCGCGGGCGTCGAGGCGGCCCTGCTGGCGATGGGTGCCCCGACGCACGCCGTGATGCACTCGCGGCGCTGGTACTGGCTGTCGAGCCAGATGTCGTCCACCTGGCCGCTGATCAACTGGTCCGGGATCCCGACCCAGGCCGGCGGCGTCGCGGACCCGTCCAGCTCCTACGCCTCCGGCCCGCGCGGCGTCCTGCCGTGCGGTCTGCAGGTCATCGTCGACAACAACATCGGCACCACGCTCGGCGCCGGTACCGAGGATGAGCTGTACGTCGTCCCGGCCTCCGAGTGCCACCTGTGGGAGGACCCGAAC